GTTACTGCACCTGTTCCTTGTGCAGTGAATGAGCCTGTTACAATGCCATCAAAACTTGAACTGATTGATAGTCCTGTGACAACGCAACCACCTGAAATTTTAATTTTGCCGGATCCTGAACTGCCTTCTGGATAGATGATGAAAGCACCAACTGGTGTGCTTGAACCATCTGCAAATGCCAATTGTGAAATTGCACTATACTGTTCATCATCACTAGCACCGTCCTCTAGGATGAAATCACCGCTGATGGTGAAACTGCCCAGTCCGTGTGTGTATGTTCTCATTTCATCACCCATAGAACTTGTTTCTAGGGTGTCCATTGTTGTGTCAAGTGTGAAACTTGTTAATTCAGCAACAGTGACTTCACTGGCTGCTGTGCCAAGTTGTAAAACACCACTTGTTCCTCTAATTGCTGCCATCTACTTTACTCCTCGTTGGTTGGCTTGTCTTCTTCTTTGGCAGATGGAATGTCTACCAAAGTAAGTTCAACGGGTTCTTCTACGCTAACCGTCTTACTGTTTTTACTGGGCGATGTATCTACTGTTTGTTCAACCAACTGCCATCCTTGACTGATGCGACGTTCAACGTCAGCATCTGATATGTCGCGAATTTTACGGCTGGCTTGATGAATCATTTTTGTCATAGTTGACCTCTCTGATATGTGTAATCCACTTTAACTGTTATCGTGACCTCACTGTATGGAGGTTCTATATCATTATTTACTACCACTTCTATGACCTGAGTATCCAGTGCATTACTGTCTCTTGTGACATCAGCAACCAATGCTTCCTCAACACGTTCGATGATATCATTGCGTTGTGTGTCAAGACTGGTGCCTTGCACATAACATATGATTTCAAAGAATATGCTGGCAAATCTGCTGCCTGCTGTGCCTAGCAAACTTAGTGCTTCTCTGGTTTCGTTGCTGGTGGTAATATAAACTGCGGGAAACTGACTGCGAGCAAGATTTTCAACATCCAGCGTTTCTCTGGTGACAAAAATAGGTTTGGGATCACGTGTGTCACGCAAAACCTGTTCAATGTTTTTGGCGATGAGTTCTCGCTTGCTCATCTAACCAATCTCTGATAGTGAACACTGATTTTTTCAACATCTTGAACTGTGCCATCTCCATCATCATCATATTCAACACCATCTTTTAACACATTGTTCCATTCACGTGCATATTCTTCTCTGTAGAAGTTCATCATGTTGTAGAATCTGTCGTTTTCTGGATCGTGTCTGGTGAGTTGTGGCATGATGTAATACCCTAACACATGATAGACTGCAGTTCTTGTGAACTGGCTTTCAGTGAGTTTGGTTTCATCCATTTCAATAGGGTCTGTGAGTTGACTGATATCATATTCAGCAAGTCCAAGACTTTTGCGTGGCCACCAATCAATACGAAGTTGTCTAAAGATGTCTTGTCTGCTTTTTTCAAGCAGACTATCAAAGTTGAGTATGCCGTAGTCTCTAACGTCGGGCACATATTCCTCAACATTTGCAATAGTAATCATGTCTGCTGTTGCCATCTGTGTTCCTTGTAATGGTTGACAAGGGCTTGGTAGCCCTTGTCAGTATTATCATCATTAGTTGCTGGTTAAACCATCCATTAACAATGTTACACCATAGGTGTTCTTTAGAATTGCTTCACCTGTGGTCATTGTCATTACAAGTTCACTAGCACGCAAAGATGCGTCACGCTGTTGCTCTAGGCGTGGTTCACGACCTACTGCAACACCAATTGCATCACGTGAGAACACAGCACCTACATAACCATCACTGGATGATGTTGGAACAAGTGAATGCTCAACTACAGTGATGCCTGCGATGTTGCCAATGATACCAGTTTGTAGTGCCTGGTTGCCTGGCTCACTTAGTGCAGGAATGTTGTTGCCACCATTTGTAGCAAGTTCTTTCTTAAGTGCATATGCTGCTTTTGGATGCACAACGCAATAGTATGGGCCTGGGGCGTTTACACTGCGTAGTTGTGCTGCTGCTTGGAACAACATGCTGGCTGAAAATTCAGTAGCATCGTTGCCTAGTGAAGTTGAGAAACTTGAGAACAATGCTGCAAAGTCTGTGTCAACTTTTTCTGCTACTGCACGACCTAGGATGTTACCAATGTCTGCTGCCACATCAAATGGGCTTGACTCTAGCATTAGGTCTGTTACTGTTGCCATTACACCAATCTCAGCAAGTGTGATTGTAACACTTGTTGGGTTAACTGCTGTGTTTGACATATCTGTGCCTTCGGTTACATCACCGGCACTAACACTTGGGTATACAGGAACTTGGAAAGTTTTGCCTGCACCTGCTGCTAGGTTGTAGTTGCGAGCAACTGCACGAGCAACACTTTGTTCTGTTGCTGTGAAGATTGCTTCTTGTAGAATATTGGTGTAAAGTTCACTACCAATACTGCTGGTTACTTCATCTGCCATTTAATTACTCCTTATTATCTGGCTGCGTCTCGTTCCGCACGGTATTTTGCATAAATTTCTCTATCACTGCGGCGAGTCATATCTAACTTGGAGATATCAATTTTATCTCCGGTGTTGTTTGCAGCAACATTATTGCTGCTGCCACTGCCTCCTGGAGTAGAAGCAACAAAGTGAGGATTTGCTGTTAACCATTCGCTTACATACTCATCCACACTCAGCAGTTTGCCTGCATCATTGTAACGTGGACTACCTGACTCATCCAAAACTTCAACATCACCTGTTTCAGTGAGTTTGACACTGCTCTGCAGAAGTTGTGTCACTTGTTTTGGGTTGACTGCACGCTTGCTGCTTGCAGCGTTTAGTAGTGCACCTTCAACTTTGATGCTGTGGATTTGCTTTTGTAAGTCTTGGATAACACCATCCTTCTTACCAACAGTTTCTTCGAGTATCTTTTCGAACTCGCCTCGCTGTTTTTTAGCCTCCAGTTCTTTGCGTTCTCTGTCTGCGACCATGCTGCGATATTCGTCTAGATTGACGTCACTGTATTTCTTTTCAAATTTAGCACGTTCGCGTTGAACACGTTCCGCAACGATTTTGTCCACGTCTTCTTGACGGAACATTTTTGTTTCCTCTTGTGCAGGTGCTGCGGTGTCCTGCCCAACAGTGTCGACTTCATCAGTCACCAAGTTTTCACTTGTCATTTTTGCCTCCTATAGGAATATCCTATGTGTATTTATGGGCTTGATATTAACCCCTACGGTTTGAGCCCTTTTTCTTGCCCTTCTTCTTTGGCATAATCTATCTCCTTTTCTAACACACACAAATGATTATTAGCAATTTTGAAAACTGCATCGCGATCAAACAATCGGTCCCAACTGCTGATCTTACACTTGCTCCATTGATTGCGACGCTGTATCACAATCTTTGGTATAGAACAAAACCATTCTTGATGTTTGCACATAAGGTCAACTACCAATTCATGGTCTGCACATTTGAGCCAATCAATTGGTTCTGGCTCAAAGTTTTCTAGCGTGTCAAATGTTATCCTGTCTCTTTGTTGACTTTCAACATTTGCTCTTGCTATGTCTAACATCCAGTGTAGATCGTAAACTGCAACAACTTCACCGTTATACCAGCATTCCTTGCCATGATCAGTGCCAATTATCATTCCACGTCCAACACTGTTGCGAAAAACATGCATGCTGTATGGCATGATCTGATTTCCAACTAGGCTAGTATCTCCTGCGCTGTTGTATCTCGTGAATCTCCAATACTTTCGATCATGCAGTTGGTCCAACATCAGTTGTATCATTGAATAGTTCCTCTAATTCTGGATGTAGTTCGATGATCTCGGCATCACTGTAACCTTCTGCAATCATTTCTCTCAAATGATTCAACAGATCTGCAACACCTTCCACTGGGTCGTGATTGATCTCTCCTCCAATCACGTCATCATTGTCTTCGTAGTTTGTTATTTCTTCTATAAGTTCTTCATCATCCAACAGTATTTCTGCAAGTTGATTGTCCAATGCTTGCAACAATAGACTGTTGTTGATACCGCTATCTTTGGCCAATTTGATCTGTTCAATCTCTGCGGTTTTGTCCCTCATGTTATAGGTGTTAGTGTATTCAATGATACCATCAAAACTGGTGTCTTGCCACAATGCCCACAGTCGCCAAATCTGCTCTTCTGCAAGTTGCAGTCCACTGGCTTTTTCTGTGAGTTTGGCTTGTAGTAATTGGAACTCACTTTGAAGTGAAACCCCACTCTGTGGACGTGTGGCTGTGCTGCGGATACCGCCCAAGTGTGCAAGTTTGTCAATGGTTTCAACTGTCTTTTCAATGCTGTCCAACAGTCCTGTAATGTTGGCTGAATCTGGTTGCAACAAGTATGGCTTGAGTCCTTCGGGTGTGTTTTCAGGCACTGTGATGATGGCCCCCGCCCCCGCGCTTGCAGCAACCATTTCGGTTTTTACGAGACTGGGATGATTGCCAATGCGAGCCAACTGTATGAGTTCACTGTTTAGGTTAAAGATTTTTAACTGCTGATCTGCAATGTCTTCGATATCACTGACACCAATACCACGTTGCCAACTGCGTGTGTTGTATAACACAACCAAGGGCACGATGCCCAATGCATTTGGTGTGCTGCTGATAATTCTTGTTGGTTCACTGTTTGACCCTTTGTCATAACTTACAACATCAATGGTTTCTTTGG